GACGAGCTCGCCTACGGCGCCCTTCGCGCCATTCTGGACGAGTGCCCGCTGCGAATTGATTTCGATATTGGTTTGGATCGCATCATGCGCGCCAAGGGCGACGGTAAAGCGGTCTCGCTTTCATCGAGTCCAAGCGCTCGTGACGGCGCGCGCACGACGTTCTCGGTGATGGATGAGACGCACTGGTGGACCCTGCCGAAACTCCATGCCGCGCAACAGACGATGCTGAACAATCTCGCCAAGCGCAAGCAGTCTGAGCCGTGGATGCTCGAAATCACGACAGCGCCGGAGCCTGGGAGCGGATCGGTCGCAGAAAAAACGATGGAGTACGCGCAAGCCGTGATGGATGGGCGCGCGAAGGATGCCAGTTTATTCTTCTTTCATCGGCAGGCCGGTGACGAGCACGACATCACGACCGAAGCGGGTGCTCGTGATGCCGTCGAGGAAGCCTCCGGCATGGCCTCGGCGTGGCGGGACACGGAAGCGATCATTGACCTCTGGCGCGACCCTACAGCCGACCGCAATTATTGGGAGCGTGTCTGGTGCAACCGGCTTGTGCGATCCTCACGGAAAGCATTCAACGCCCTACTCTGGAAACAATTGGCCGCACCCAGTCCCGTGAAGTCAGGTGACCGCATCACGCTCGGTTTCGATGGCGCAATGTTTCATGATGGCAGCGGTTTTGTCGCCACACATCTAGAGACGGGTTTCCAGTGGGTGCCTGGTGTTTGGGAATGTCCCTATGGAAAAAAAGAGCAGGAATGGCAGGTGCCTACGGACGAGGTGGACGACACGCTGCGCGCGCTGATGAGCACGTATGACGTGATCCGTCTTTATGCGGACCCGCCCTACTGGCAGTCGTGGATCGCGAAATGGTCGGGCGAGTACGGATCAGAAAAGATCATCGAGTGGTGGACGAATCGCCGCAAACCGATGTCGTATGCGCTTGAAGCGTTCGACAGCGCCATGAAGGAATCCAGAATTTCCCATGATGGCAACGAAGCGCTGACGCGCCATATCGGCAACGCCTATAAGCGGCAGTTGAATGAGCGCGACGAGGAAGGCAAGCGGTTGTGGTTGATTGAAAAAGAGCGTCAAGACTCGCCGCACAAGATCGATTTGGCGATGGCTGCGGTGTTGAGCAATGAAGCGCGAAACGATGTCATTGCGACTGGCATGCTCGCCGAACCTGAATACGCCGTGTTTTTTGTTTAGGTGATAACTATGAAAACAAACCGCGCTTACAGCCTCCTGACGTTGAAAGCCGTTGACGATGAGAAGCGAATCATCGAAGGTATCGCGACCACGCCGACGCCCGATCGCGCAAATGACATCGTTGAACTTGATGGCATTTCCTTCAAACTGCCCATGCCGTTTCTCTATCAGCACAACTCCAAGCAGCCCATCGGCAAAGTTGTTGAGGCCAAAAATGTCAAAGGCGAGATGCGCGTTAAGATCCAGATGGCATCCGCCGGCATTGCCGGATTCATCGATGAAGCGTGGGGACTGATTAAGGAAGGCTTGATCCGCGGGTTAAGCATCGGTTTCCGCCCCATTGAAGAGTCGTACATGTCCGACACGGGCGGCTATCGTATCCTGCGTTCCGAATGGATGGAACTCAGCGCCGTCACCATTCCCATGAACGCGGAAGCCACCATCACCTCCGTCAAGAGCGCCGATGCGCTTCTGCTGGCCGCGTCCGGCCGCGAGCAGTCCATCGTGCAGCGTGACTCGACCGCAACCCGTCCCGGCGTCCCGGGCTTAACGAGTAGAACTCCTCACATGACAATCAACGAACAGATCAAAAGTTTTCAAGCGAAACGCGAGACGCACGAAGCGCGCATGACCGCCATTATGGCCAAGGCTGGCGAAACCGGCAGCACGCTGGACGAAGCGGAGCAAGAGGAATACGACGGGCTTGAAGCCGAAGTGGACAGCATCAACAAGCACCTGAGCAGGCTCGACAAGGAAGAAAAGCGGCTGGTCGCCAATGCCGCGCGCGTGACTTCCGAAAATACCAACAATTCCAAGAACGCCTCCGAAACCCGTAGCGGTGGCAACGGAACCGGCGTGGTGCAGGTGCGGCAGAACTTGGCGCCGGGAACAACCTTCTCGCGCTGGGTCATGGCTCAGGCGGAAGCGAAGGGCGATAAGTACCGCGCCCCTGAAATCGCCAAGCAGTTCTGGCCCGATCATCCCGAAGTCGAGTTGATCCTGCGCGCAGGCGTGTCGGCGGGAACGACCACGGGCACCACATGGGCCTCGCCGCTTGTGCCGGCCGCGCAGACGGCCATGCTCGCGGAATTTCTCGAACTGCTCCGTCCGATGACCATCCTTGGTCGAATCCCAGGCATCACGCGCGTCCCCGCAAACGTCGTCGTGCCAATCCAGACCGGCGGCGGAACAGGCAACTGGGTGGGAGAAACATTGCCCAAGCCAGTGAGCGCGCTCGCCTTCAGTTCCGCGACATTGCGCTGGGCCAAGGCAGTGGTGTTGACGGTGCTGTCGGAAGAATTGATCCGCTTCTCGAATCCCAGCGCCGAAGCGATTGTGCGTAATTCCATCGCAAAGGATCTGGCGCAATTCATCGATGCGGCCTTTGTGAGCACGACCATCGCGTCTGTCAACGTATCGCCGGCAGGAATCCTGTGGAACGCGCCGACCTCGGCGGCGACCGGAGTCACGGCGGCGGCGTTCCTGACGGATTTCAAAACCGCGCTCGCGACGTTTATCGCCGTCAACAACCGATTGTCACAGTTGGTGATCTTGATGTCGGAAACGGTCGCGATGAATGTCTCGACCTTGAAAGACTCGCTCGGGAATTTCATTTACCCGAATCTGAACATGCAGACCGGCGGAACGATTTTGGGAATCCCCGTGGTCGTGTCGGAAGCGGTCGGCAACAAAGTCATCTTCATGAACGCCGCCGAAATCTTGCTCGCGGATGATGGCGGCATCATGATCGATTCCAGCAATCAAGCCTCAATCCTGATGGACGACGCGCCGAATGCCTCGCCAACCACAACCGCATTGGTTTCGCTGTACCAGCGCAATTTGGTGGCGATCAAAGCGGAACAGTTTATTACGTGGGTAAAAGCACGTTCAACGAGCGTCTACTATTTGAGTAGCGCTTTGTACACCGGTTAAAACAAAGGACTTATCTAGTTCGTTGGCTTAACTTTCCATCGGCGCGGGCGACGGTTGTTGTTCTGTTCAATGATCGTCGCCCACCGACAATTGCCAGTAGGATATTCAGGGCATGGTCCGGTGTACGGGCCGTTGTTATCGATTCGATCTATGCTGTCGGTGGCGCGTGGTTTTGGTCCCATGTCGGCATAGAAAGCCTCGAAACTGTTAACCCATGCGCGCGACATCGTGATACCGCGACCTCCATATTCAGCAAAAGCCTTGTTTTTCACGTTAAAGCAGCGACCTTTTGCGTGCATCCACGATTGATATTCTGGAGTGTTGCCCATTCCGTGCGTGCGCTTTGCTCGCGAAGCCTCATCCCGTGCGCAACCGCAGCTAATCTGGCCATTCTTAAGGTTGCTGTAGCTAACGGTGGCGGCATTCCCGCAGTCACAGAGGCAGCGCCACATCGTAGCGCCCTTGCCGGATGGACCAATATATTGCGGTGGCGTGTTCTCGATGGCGACTAATCGTCCGAACCGTTGTCCAGTAAGGTCTTTGAATCGCCAGTTACGTTTGGTAGTTTGAATCTCAGTCATGTTGCCCAAGTCCTTTCCTTGAGTGATGTGATTAGGCCCGCATGAGAGCGTCAACTTTCTTGCGGGCTGCCGCAATTTTACCACTACTTCTTTGCTGAAGGCGCAACTCTCAAAGGGGCCGATCCCCTCGGCCCCACTTTTTAAAAAAGGACAATGAAAAGGGTTAAAGTCAAGGTCACCGAAGATCACGAGTACGATGGCAAGCCGCGCAAAGTCGGTGAAGAGTACGACGCGGAGGAGAAAGACCTCGTGCTACTCACGGCGCTCAAGCGCGTCAAGGTCTTGAAAGCCGAAGAGACAGCGCCCGCCGATCCGCACGCTGGTCGCTACAAACGGCGCGACATGAGGCCGAAAGAGTAAGTGCTGCAGCCTCTCGTCCGCACGCTGAATCGGGCTGGCGCATTTCTGGTCAAGGCCGCGCAGAATCTCACGACTGTTCCCGCCTACTCTTGGCTGAATGCGTGGACGCGCTGGGTGCAGGAGCCGTATGCCGGCGCATGGCAGCAGAACGTCACCGTCGATCCGCAAGCGAGCCTGCTCGCGTTCTCAGCGGTTTTTAGTTGCATCACGGGAATTGCCGCCGACGTTGGGAAACTACGCATCAAACTTGATGAAGATGTCGATGGTATCTGGAATGAGATTACCGCCAATTCGCCGTGGCTGGTGGTTTTACGCACGCCAAACCACTATCAGAACCGCATTAAGTTTTTGGAACAGTGGATTCTGTCGAAGCTCATTTACGGCAATACCTACATCCTGAAAAAGCGAGTGGACCGCCGCGGTATCGTCACGGCGCTTTATCCACTGGACCCGAATCTGGTCACGCCGCTCATCGCGGATAATGGCGACGTGTACTACGAACTGCGGCCGGATACGCTCTCGGGTCTTCCTGAAAAAGTCACCGTGCCCGCATCAGAAATCATCCATGACCGCGGCGTGTGTCTGTTCCATCCGCTGGTCGGCGTGTCTCCGATCTATGCATGCGGTGTCTCCGCGACGATGGGGAATAAAATCCAGGGAAACTCGACGAATCTTTTCGGTAACGCCTCGCGTCCGGGTGGCGTTCTGACGGCTCCCGGCAAAATCTCCGATGAAACGGCAGCGCGTTTGAAGACGGCATTCGAGGCCAATTTTTCTGGAACAAACGTGGGGCGTCTCGCCGTGCTTGGTGATGGACTAAAATTCGAGCCGATGATCCTAACTGCAGAAGCATCGCAGACCATTGAACAGTTGCGCTGGACGGTTGAAGACGTGGGGCGATGTTTCCACTATCCGGCATGGAAGATGGGTGGCGCTCTCCCGCCGTACTCGTCCGGTCCTGAATCCCTGACGTTGATGTACTACACCGATTGCCTGCAGCCTCACGTGGAGCAAGTGGAACTGTGTCTCGATGAGGGACTGGAGCTCCCATCGGGGCAGCATGTCGAATTGGATCTGGAGAACCTGCTCCGCATGGATACGAATGCGCTCTACGATGCCAACGGGAAAGCCGTAGGGGCTGGCTGGATGTCGCCCAATGAAGCGCGATATCGAGCCAATCTCGCGAAGGTGACAGGCGGCGAATCGCCATTGATCCAGCAGCAGAATTACAGCCTTGAAGCTCTCGCCAAGCGTGATGCGAAAGCCGATCCGTTTGCCGGGACTCCTGCCGGAACGCCAGCACCGCAACCGACTCCGCAAGCGCCCATGAAAGGCATCAATCCAGACATTGAGTTGATCGCTGAAGCCCTCCTGCGAAAGGAACTTATCTCCGCATGAATGACGATAACGTGCTCCGCGTTGGCGACCGTATGCTGTGGAGTCTCGATTTCATTGAGTCAATAAAAGATAAACCGATGCAGCGGACGGAACTTCTTGAAGTAGACAAGATCGAAACGGATGCTGTCGGCGTCAAGATAGTGCGAATGCGACGCGTTCTGCCGGATGGTGACAACTCATGATCGAAACCGCTGAGATTGCCGCCCTGATGAAGTCTGTGAGCCTCGTGGTGCGCGATTACGTGGCAATCGAGGTCAGACCCCTACATGCCCGCATTGCTGAGTTAGAGGGGCAATTAAAGGCAATTCCAGCGGGTCCGAAGGGCGACAAGGGCGACGACGGCTTATCCATCAAGGGCGATCCCGGTCAGAATGGCGAGCCTGGACCGCAGGGAAAACAGGGCGATAAGGGTGAAACAGGACCGCAGGGTGAGCCTGGACTGTCTATTAAGGGCGATCCCGGCGAACCGGGAATCGCCGGCCGGGATGGCAAGGACGGCGAATCGATCCATCCCGATACGGTTGAACTCATGGTACGGCGTGCGGTAGATACGGCGGTGGCCGCGATTCCAAAGGCAAAGGATGGCGAGCCGGGACGGGATGCCATTCAAATTGAAGTGCTGCCCGCGATCGATCCGCAGAAAAGTTACCCGCGCGGGACGTATGCGCTGTATCGGGGAGGCGAAATGCGAGCGAATCGCAACACGACGCCGGGAGAAACCATCGATACGACCGAATGGGATGTCGTGAAAAACGGTGTTGCGGGCTTCGATATGACGCAAGCCGATGACATGCGGACGTATTCGTTTGTCATCGAGTCCACGAACGGCACGAAGACGCTAAAAACCTTCCGCAGTCCGGTAATGATCTACCGCGAGATTTATCGCGACGATACCGAGTACCAGCGCGGCGATTGCGTTACCTATAGCGGCACGGTATGGCATTGCTGCGTAGATTCAACAAAGGGCCGCACTCCGGGGATGAATTTAGACTGGAAGATGATTGTCAAGCGGGGCGGTGACGGGAAGACGGTTGTTGGCCCTGAGGGACCGAAGGGTAAAGACGGCAAAGACGGACGCGATGCGCTTCCACGGGGTGGCTATTGACGATCGAACTGGTCTCGCTGATTCAAGCGAAACTGGACCGCAACATTGACCTGAGCGATCCGACGCACGACGACGCGCTTGAGATGAAAATCATCCAGGCGTCGAATATCGTGATGGATTACCTTAAGGTGTACACGGTGGCCACGATTCCGCAGGTGGTTGCGCTCGGCACGTCGCCCGAAACCTACACGATTCCGCCACTTGTGCAGGCGGCAACATTGCTGGTGCTCGGTGAATTGTTCGAGAACCGGGAGGCGAGCCTCAGCAATATCCTGTCCGATGGCGTCATGAATATACTGGAACGCTTCCGAGATCCGGCGCTGGCATGATCAAACTGTCACTCGTTACCGGAACGCGAAACCGGCCGGCGGATTTCTGGCGACTACTGGAATCCATTGAGCGAAACACTGTCGTATCGTGGGAACTGGTCGTGTCGGACGCCTCCGATACGCCGCTAGCGCTGAGCAAACTGCCTGAGAATGTGCGGGTGTTGCCGGAACGTCCGCGGCTGGGATATACGCGGGGCTACAACCGCGCATTCCATGCGGCGACTGGGACATTTGTCCTATGGCTCAACGATGACTGTGAAGTCTGGCCGGGATACGCAGAAACGGCGCTGGACTTCATGGAGCAGAATCCCAAGATTGGCCTCGGCGCCCTGTACTACGCGGAGCAGTACCGACTGTTCGGCGTCAACTCGTATTTCGATATGGTCTATGCCAACTTTGGCATCATCAGCCGCGAGTTTGGCAATCAACTCGGCTGGTTCGATGAAGACTTCCCGATGTATGGCTCGGACAACTCAATGGCGTTTCGCGTTCTGTTGGCTGGCAGAGGCGTGGCAGGCATTCCAGATGCGCGGATCTTCCATTACGCAACGAATGACATTCACCGCCGCGAGAACGACGACACGGTGCAGCGCGTCGAGGACGTGAAGCGCCTGATGGACAAATATGGGCCGCACTTGTCGCGCATGAAAGATGTGTACGCGCGTATGGGTGGCGGCATAGGCCACGATCAAACGCCGGCATGGCTAAGAGATCGTGTGGCGCAATGAAAGGAGTAACGGCGTGAACAGGCGTGACATTTTCAAATTGTTCGGTGGTGCCGCTGCGATTCCAGCGGTGAAATCCGTTGAGATGCTGGAAATGAAGCCAGACGACGTGTTGGTCGTAAAAGTCAACGAGCACATTTCGCAGGAAGCAGCGGAACGGTTACGCGCGTTATGCGAGATAAAACTTCCAGGCAGAACCATTATGGTCATCGACAAGAGCGTTGATTTAGAGGTTCTGCGAAAAGCGTGAAACTACACATGGGCTGCGGCACTGTCTATCTAACCGGATGGACGAATGTGGATATGCCGGGGCCGAAAACATTCCTTGCTACCGCTCGACCGGATCTAGCCGAACGACTCGCCACTACGGAAGACGACTACTATAAGAACCACGCATCAGTCACCATCGACACGTTAAGCGACGGGCCGCTGAATCAGGAGATGGTGTGCGATGTATTCGGCAGTCTCGAAAACATTCCGGCGTCGTATTGGTCGGTGTCGCATGTCCTTTTGAGGCAAGTGTTCGAGCATCTCTCGCTGACAGAGGCTCATCGCGCTCTTGATCAGATTGATGGCGTGATGGAACCCAATGGCGTTTTAACTATCGACGTGCCAGACCATGAGCAGACGCTGGAACTCTACCGACGAACCGGGAATAGTTTTTATTCGCGACATCTGTTAGGACCGCGCAACAGCGAACATGGCTACCATCTATCGGGTTACTCGCGAGAACGGCTGAAGTCTCTCGTTGAAGAGCACGGTTTCGTGTTCGAGTCGGAAGAGCGGAACATTCATCTGTATCCCGCGTTCTGCCTGCGCTTCGTCAAGCCCGGGCCGCGCGCTCCACGCGATTACGTGACGCTCCCGCCAATACCGTCCCATTGGCGGGTGTTGGACATCGGGCCTGGTGGCTATCCTTTGCCGCGCGCCGATTTCTACCTCGATTGCACGATGGACAATCTCAAGCCGCTTCAGGAGCAAGGCAAGGGAACGATTCTCGACAACCTCGCGGCGGGCTTGCCTAAAGTCGAAGACAAGAGTTTCGATTACGTTTTTTGCAGCCATGTGCTAGAGCATCAGCGCGATCCCGCCGACTGCGTTGCGACACTGAACCGCATCAGTAAGCGCGGAACGATTGTCGTCCCAAGCGCGTTGAAGGAAGGGCTCTTTCTCCACGAGGAGTCGGAACACTTGTGGTCGGTGCTGCCGAATCCGATATGTGGTGGCGCTCCAATCTTCGTGCGCAAGAACCGCTGCGATGTGGACAAAGTAGCCGACAGAGAAATGCAGAGCATTATGTGTCGGCTGTTCAGGACTGGGCCTTCACGGATTCCAGAGCAACGCTATTTGCGGAAGTGGTTTTACCAGCACGAGGCCGACTTAGACGTGATCGTGCATTGGGACGAGCGGAATCCTTTGAAGGTTCAGGTGATCGGGTGATAGGATCAGCGAGTCGGAGCAGCGAGCCAAACGCCACTCCGACTCTAACCACCAAACCTTCAAGGAGGCTCAATGGCTGCTAATAAAATACTCCTGATCGACACGATCTATCCCGATTTCATCCGCTCGCTGCCGTTCGATCCGCATTCCACTTATGACGTTGAACTGCGCAAGGTGCTCGACCGGCAGTTTGGCACGAGTGATTTTTTCTCGCGCAATCTGAAAGCGTTGGGATGGGACGCAGTGGACTTCATTGCGAACTATTACGAACTGCAACTCATGTGGAACAAAGAAAACAAAGGCTCAAACATTATTGATAAGTTCCAGCCCGACGTGCTGTTCCTTCAGGATCTCAGCGTCGCATGGTCGGCGGATAGGCGACCCGCGATTGTAGCCGCGCAAGTCAGTTGCGCCTTTGATGACGAGCGAGCGAAGCAATGCGACATCATTTTTACTTCACTGCCGACCCATGTCCCGCGCATCGAGGCCCTCGGCGTGAAGGCGCAGTATCTTCCGCTCGCCTTTGAGCCGAGAGTGCTGGAAGGCTTTCCGCATCGTGAGCGCATCCACGATGTCGTCTTCATCGGCGGAGTTGGCAATCCTTCGCACTGGAAGGCTGGAATGGAAGTTCTTGAGCATGTCGCTCGCGAGATACCGACGTTCAAGTGGTGGGGCTATGGCGTTGCGACTCTGCCGGCCGATAGCGCATTGCGCGGGAGGTATCAAGGACAGGCGTGGGGCCGCGACATGTACGACATCCTGCTCCAGTCGAAGATTTGCCTCAACCGTCATGGTGAGGTTGCGCAGGGTTATGCCAACAACATGCGAATGTACGAGGCGACGGGATGTGGAGCAATGCTGCTAACAGATAATGCGCTAAATCTGGAAGGCTTATTCGCTGGTCATGAAGTTGTCTCATACAGCAATGCATCTGAGGCGGTAGATTTTATCAAGTTTTATCTAGTGAACATCGGCTGGCGCGAAAACATAGCCTCATATGGCCAAGCGCGCACCCTTCGCGACCACACCTACGCCCAGCGCATGAAGGTCGTGTCCGAAACGCTGAAGAGAATGCTAGAGCCGTCACGCTGCAATGAGTGCGGATTTGAAACGACCAATGCTGATGCAATGTGGAGTCACGCGTGTCAGCAAATCGAACCGTATTTCAGCAACGAGAACGTATGAGCAACGTGTCCACGAATTACGTTCAGATCAAGCCGGAAGACGCTGCGAAGATCGCGCTGGAATATCGCCATGCATGGCAAGATCCGCATATTCCTTACGAGCAGTACAAGGTAGCCACTGCCGAATTGAATGCGTGGCGCAAGGGAGAGCCAAGCGCGCCATTTGACGCCTTCGTGCGATGCATGCGGCAGATACCGGATGTGGAACTTGGCGTCAGCGTTCTCGATGTGGGCGCATCAGCGGGATACTACGGCGAAGTGTTGGAGGTCGCCGGATTCAAAGCGAGGTATACGGCGTGCGATTATTCGCGGCACTTTGAGCGGCTTGCGGCATCACTCTATCCCGATCAAGAATTCTATACGTGCGATGCGACGGCGCTGCCCTTTGACCGCAATGAATTCGATGTGGTGATCAGCGGCGGCACGCTGATGCATATTTACGAATACGCCGATGCGATCCAGCAAATGGCGCGGGTGGCTGAGAAGTACGTGATTTTCCATCGCACGCCTGTCTTCACGGAGCGGTCCACGACGTTCTGGCTCAAAGACGCCTACGGCATCCCATGCCTGGAGATCCATTTCAACGAAGAAGAGTTGATCTTCAAGCATTTCCGCGATGCGGGATTACGTTTTGTTTATTCAACCAATGTGTTCTGGAATCACGATGAAGACTTCGGGCATCGGTCGTACCTGCTGGCAAAAACGTGACGGAAGAGAGCCTTAAATTATTTGTTCATCAACTGATTCGGGACGAGGCTCTCAGGTTGACGCCTTACGCGGATTCGGTTGGCGTGCTCACGATTGGGGTAGGCCACAACTTGTACGCGAAGCCAATCACAGAACGTGCGGCGATGGTGATTCTTGAGGACGACATTGCTGATGCGCTTACGGATCTCGACAGGGCTTTGCCGTGGTGGCGCGACATGGATGAAGTGCGACAGATGGTCCTCGCGAATATGTGCTTCAACGTGGGCATCACCAAACTGCTCGAATTCAAGAACACGCTGGAGGCGATGAAGCGCGGCGATTATCGAATGGCGGCATTGGGCGTGACGAACTCAAAATGGTTCACGCAGGTCGGTGAACGCGCAAAGCGGCTGGTGCGAATGATGCAGACCGGAGAGTTGGAGTGATGCGTCATTACTCCACGCTCTTCGACGCCGCTTACCTCACTCGCGGCCTCGTGCTGTACGAATCGCTAAAGCGCCATTCCGGTTCGGACTTCGTGCTTCATGTTCTCGCAATGGACTACGAAACGGAGATGACGCTTCGAGCGATGGATTTGCCGCAAGTCGAAATTGTTCCGGTTGGCGTGTTGGAAAATCTGCTCCGACTCCAAGTCGTTCGGCATAACCGCACATGGCAGGAATACTGCTGGACAATGGCGAGCGTATTTACCAGCGACCTCATGGAATACGGGTTACTGGAAGTGACATATCTCGACGCCGACATGATGTTCTTCAGCGATCCTGAAGTGATCTTCGAGGAGATGCGATGGCGCAGCATCGCTGTGATTCCGCATCGGCTGATTCCGTCGAAGCGGCATCTCGAAGTGAACGGCAAGTTCAACGTGTCGTGGGTTACGTTCAAGGGGGACATTGGCCGCGAGTGCGTCAGGATGTGGGCAGCGCAATGCCGTCAGCGATGCTCGGCTGAAGTGGGCTGTGGCGATCAGTTGTACCTCGATGAATGGCCGGATAAGTATGGTGCGCAACTGTGCGTGATTGAGAATATCGGAGCAGGACTCGCGCCGTGGAACTTGGCCAATTACGAAATCGGCATTGATAAGAATAGCCAGTTGTGGGCATCGGAAATGCGCGAGTGGTGTTTTAGGCCGGTCGTCTTCTATCACTACCACGAGTTCATGGAACGCAAAGACGGTACGTTCCGCCTCACGAATTACGATCTGCGCGATTGTGACCGGCGATTAATCTACGCGCCATACCTCGAAGCGTATACACGCGCCAAGGTGACCATCGCGCACGCCTCGATGAAACTGGAGAGCGAGCGGGCGTGAAGGCTTACGTTTATAGTCCGGCAGAGGCAGGACTTGCGGCTTGGCCATCTGGCGAATTGCGTCTTGATGGATTTGATCAGACGTCTGATCCTGATGAGGCGGATGTGTTCGTCGTTCCTGGCAATCTAAGCCTTTTCCAAGAAAACGGAATATTGAATAAAGAGCGGCTTTATCGACTGCCGTACCTCGCTGGCAACGAGAACAGGACTGTCGTCTTCGACGTTTCAGACAATTTCACGAAGCCAATATGCATGCCGCTCATTTTCCTGAGATGCGACATGCGGACATGGATGACATTCGATGATCCATGCAGCGTACCCATGCCGTGGCCTGTCGAAGATTACGAATCCTGCGTGGAAGTGCCGCCGGATGGCTTCAAGTATGACGTGAGTTTTCAGGGCTGGCTCAGTACGGATACCCGCACGATTTCATCGCAGGCATGCAAGGAGACTCCTGAACTCAAATGCGACATCGCGACGTACAGTGATTTCTGCGGCTACCTGCATGACCGCGCAACGAATCAGTGGACAGGCGAAGGGGTACGGCGCCGCACGGAGTTTCGACGGAGCATGAAGGAATCGCGGATCTGCTTGTGTCCTGAGTCGATACCAGGCGTGCTGCCGTATCGGTTCTTCGAGGCGATGTCTGCCGGTCGCGTTCCGTTGTTGGTTTCCAGCGACTATTGTTTGCCGTTTGAGCGGGAGATTCCCTACGACGAATTCATCATCACGCTTCCGCGTGAGAACGCCCATGAAGCCGGTCAGGTTGCGTTGGATTTCGTTCGCCGCGCCGATGACGAAGAGGTTGATGCAATGGGTGCCATGGCTCGATTCTTCTGGAAGAAGTGGCTGAATTGCGCGGACTGGCCGCGAACGATGGCCTATGCGGTTAAGGCTCAATTGGAGCACAGGGCGGCATGCGCGTTGCGGTGATTACCTGCGATGCCTTTCGGGATGCGTGGGAACCATTCAGGGCGCTCTTTACGAAGTTCTGGCCAGAGTGTCCTTATCCCGTGACTTGGTACAGCGATAACGGTACTGCGTCGTGGTGCTCCGTTGTACTTGGCTGCGCAAATGAAAGCAACGCACCCATTTTGCTTTTACAAGAAGATTTCTTCATGTCGCAGCCGGTAAGGCAATCTGTGGTCGAACATGGACTGCGATTGATGATGCTTCGGAATGCGGGCGCTTTGCGGTTGTATCCATCCGTAGGCGGCATTGATGACATCGGAGATCCCTACTTCGCGGCAGTCCCTCGCGGAACGCGCTACCGACTGTCCTGTCAGGCAAGCATATGGAATCCCGAATATCTCGCGGAGATTGCGCGACGGTCGATGGAGACCACGTCGGAGGCTGGCGACTTTGAGAACCTTGGCGGGCCACAAGGGGATTTGCTGCCCAACGAAGTATTGGCCTTCAAGCGCGATCTGAAACCGTGGCCGTTCGAGTACATTGCCACTGCGATTGTGAGAGGTCGATGGAATCCTGACGCGCTCAAGTTGTGCGCAGAGCATGGTATCGCCATCGATACGTCGCGGCGGGCTATCGCATGAGGCTTGTCGGACTTGTCGAAATCAGCGGCAACGATACCGCAGCGAAATGTATCAAGTGCGGCAAGAGTCTCGCGTATCAACTGCCGATGTCGATCGGCGTGTGGAATCTCATCTTGAAAGCATTCGTCGATAAACACAAAGAGTGTAAGGAGTAAAAATGAATAGCCATATTCACAAACATGACCATTGCCAACACGCACGACTGCGCTATTGTCAGCAGTGCAACAAGCCTTATTGCTTGGACTGTGGCGCCGAGTGGAATCTGTACACAACCTACTCCTACTACAGTAATCCGATTATTTATCCAACCTACACGCCGACCTTCACCTCAAGCACGAGCGCTACCACGCTGGGCGCAACGAGCGAAGGGCTCGGTTCCAGTGTTGGTATGTGCTTGCATACCGATTAAGGAAATCAAACAAATGGATCTTATTGTCATCCTGCTGGTGCTCCTACTGCTCTTCGGCGGTATCGGCGGCGGCGGATATTACGCGACTCACTACGGCGTTGGTGGCGGCATCGGCATCTTCGGGCTTGTCGTGATTATCTGCCTGCTCGTTTATTTGGTGAATCGGTCGCGGCCATAATGCATCCAATCGGTGAATACATTCAGGCAACCAGCGCAATGTTTGACGGACTACGCATAGTAATCATCTTCGCAATAATTGGCTTCGTCGTATTCATGGTGGGCGGCGTGGCTGGAATCGTGTGGCTTATTCATCACGTCAGGTTCCAGTAACAATGCAACCGCTTGTTTCCTGCATCATGCCCACGCGAGGCAGGCCGCTGTTCGCTCGCAAAGCGATCACTTGTTTTCTTGAACAAAACTATCCGAAACGAGAACTGATCATTCTCGATGATGAGGACGATCCCTCATTAAAGATCATCGTTGGAATGATTGACGGCGTGCGATATGTCCGAACAGGAGAACGACTCACAATCGCAGAGAAGCGAAACGAATGCTGCAAACGAGCGTCAGGCGAAATCATCATGCATTGGGACGATGACGACTGGTCGGCGCCGTGGCGCATATCTATCCAAGTCGGACTGCTTCAGGATTCAGGTAAAGCCGTGACGGGCTTTCATTCGATGCTGTTCTATGACCATGCGCGATCCCGCGCCTTGAAATACATCAATGACAGGTCATACGCGATTGGCACGTCGCTGTGCTACCGCAAAGATTGGTGGCAAGCGCATCCATTTCGCAATGGGACGCCAGACCCGAATGTTGGCGAAGACGGACAGTTCAAGGACGAGGCCAACAACTGCGGCGAACTCTACAGCGTTGACGCCGACCTCGTGATGGTGGCGACCATCCATCCCGGCAACACCTCAATCCGCGGCGTCGATAGGCCCGCGCAGACTTCGTATCGGTCGGTTGGGATTAGCGCGCTCCCTGCCGCTTTCTTTAGCGCCTAAAGGAGAATCATTATGTCTATGGGACGACGGTATGCCCAAACCGGCCAATTAACCTCGGCGGCATCGACCACGCGCGCTTCGTTCATCGGCGCGTCAACGTGCCGGCCGAAAACAAATTTCATTATGCTGTCGGCAATCAACGCGACACCGAATGATTACGTTGTTGAATACAATGTGAAGCGCATCTCCGCGATCGGCTCACTGGCAGTGACCTCGCGCACGCCGACGCCTCTGGATTCAGCTGATCCGAATCCTGGGCTAATTGCGGGCGGTGTGGCATTGACCGGCATCAATGCTACAGGTGAGCCGACCTACACATCCGCATCGGAACTGCTGATGTTCTCGCACAACATGCACGCCGTGTTTCAGTTCTACGCGCCGGATGGCGGTGAGATCGTGCAGGCGGCAAGCGCGACGACGGGACTGGGACTGTTCACGGTTGGTGGCACTACGATCTTTTCAGACGCAATGACTTGGCATTTTTCGGAGTAGACATGCTCGAAACGCTCAAAGCCAAGGCGCGGGACGCGATCTGGGGATGGCTCGGATCTCCGACTGTTACCATTCCAATATCGTCATCGCCGTCATTGCCGGCCAATCAAGTTGTCGTTCCGCTCGGCATCGATCAGCGCGCTCATCTGCCCGTCCACTACGAGCCGCCAGAATGCCCACTGTGCCTCGCTGAAGAGGGCCAGTGCTTCGATTGTGGCGGCTCC